GTATAAAATATCAACATCAATAACATCTAATGATATTACAGTTGCCCAATAATTAGCCATCTGATTACATCCATCAGCATATAGGAAGCCAAGAAAATAAGCCTTCTCCTCGGTATCTATTTTGTCAAAAAAATCTTCATTGATAGGATATTTTCTATGTGCTTCTTCGGCACTTCGTGTTGGAACATTATACTCTTCCATGTACATGAGAACGGCAGCTGCACTTAATCCGTCTGGCTCTCCCGAGGCTTCTAATGAGAGACCTGATTTATATCTTTCAATACAACGCTCTTTCATATCTTTTGGTGTGATTTTACGTGGACGAATTGGAACATTATGCTTCTTCAAAAATTTGAGAATCGAGCTTCCACTTACTCCGTATCTTTGTGCAAGAATTTCTGATCCATCACCTGAGATATAATCTTTGATTATTTGATCTTCTTTTCCTGTCAGTTTGCCCTGATTTTTTGCCATGACGATCTCCATTTCTCCTTACAATATAAGCACCTGTACGAGTTTGTCAAGTGCGGGTAGCAAGTAAATGACATAATAGGCAGATATGCAGAGACAAAAAGAAACGGCATCGAGTTTTTATTTCGATGCCGTTAAGCTAACTACTTGATTTATCGAAGAAAACTACTAGGCTCCGATTATTACTGATTTATTGCCTTTTGCAACGGCACGTGGATTCACAATGCCGATCCCTATTATTTCATTGACAACCCAGCCCAACTTTAGTTGTTTTGGTTCATCGGCTGGAAGAACTTCGATATCCTGCCTGATTGGCATTACGCCCACGAACTCAGGGTCGCTGCAGCCGTAGACTGTACCAGCAGGAACAATCTTCGACACGAGAATGTCTGCACCCCAAATGTGTGCGTATAGACCTGTTTGTAGAATTTCACGTTGTGTAACGGGGTCAACTTCACCACCGCCAACGCCTTGTCCACCGCCGGAACCCCAACCGAGGATATCATTGAACTCATTGATGTTCATGAAGAACTTGGTTGTTACTAAGTCCCAACGATCAATTTGAACTTTGATTTCACGAAGGTCACGCTTTAGAAGACCAGCATCGCTGATATCCATTACAGTGTTTTCAACTGATGCTGCTGAATCGATGGCTGCGAAAACGTTCGTGTCTTCTTGTGCCATGATTTCTTGACGTGCCTTTTGAACAGCACGGTCGATTACGTTGAAGCGGCGTCGTTTAACTTCTGCGATACGAACAGTTGGATTCGAATAGACTTCGAATTCTGGAACTGTTACGCGGTCACCGAATACGCGTGATTCTGGACCGGTACCGTTGGATGAGATTACGACTGCTGCAACATCGATATCTCGATCGTATGTTGGTAGTGCACCTTGTGGCAAAGGATCAACGACTAATGCGCGTCGCGCAATTCCGTGATAGTCTAAATTCCTACGAATTGGATTTGCCATTGCTTGTGCAAGAGCTAGTTTACCTTCATTAGTTAAAATCGCGCGAGAAATAAGTTCATCACGTTTGTTATCTGATACTGATGGTGATGTTAGACCAGTATTTGTTGGTGCACCTGACTCCATTGTCTGTGCGAATTTTGCAATAAGTGCAAAAGCTTCTTTTACGTTAGAGGCGTTAATTTCGCCTTTTGAATCGAACATTGAATTAGACATGTATTTTCTCCGATTATTGTTGAGTTTGTTGCCAGTTTCCCAGCTGGAATAAAATATTCCTTTGATCTTATGTTTCAATATTACTATGTTTATAAAAATAAATTATTTAAACTAAAAATGCCGAATAGCACTTAAGCTACTCAGCATTCTATAGTATATAATCTACTTATTAGAACATACGACGACGTGCAAACCTATTATTAGGATTACCGAATTGATTATTATTTGGACCGTTGTTGTACGGACCATTATTAAATCTACCATTGTTGTATGGGTTATTATTTGTTGGACCGTTGTTATATGGAACATTATTGTAAGGATTGTTATTATATGATGGATTGCTTGAACTATTTACAAACCTAGTATTATAACGACCAAATTGATTCCATGTATTCATATGTAATCGTTGTTGTTGTGGAATAACTCCTTGATTTTGAGGCAAGTACCATTCCATTCCAGTAGAACCGTCTGTTGGTGAACGACCAGCAAATTGACCGTGTGGTCTACCACTACCGTCTACATTACCATTCCAATTACCATTAGCATCTACGTTTCCATTCCAATTGCCATTAGCGTCTACGTTTCCATTCCAATTATTGCTGCCGTCCCAGTTTCTGTTACCATAGCCGTCCCCATAGCCATTGTTAAAACCGTAACCGTCTTGATAGCCGTCTCTAAAACCGTAGCCATCATGATAGCCGTCTCTAAAACCAAAATTATTCCTGCGACCATCAAATGTACGATTAAATGTGCGCCCATTTACAGTATTATTAACAGGATTGTTGTTAGTAGGGTTAGTAGTATAATCATATCCGTTTGCATGATCTATGAGTCTTTGTTGTTCATCCCAGTATGATTGTGGTAGTATTACGGGAATACCACCAACATTTGGATTTCTATAATTTGTCATTGTATTATATCCTTAGTTAGATTGTTTACTTACATTCATCTTCTAACCGAATACAACATTGTGCATTGTTGATTATTATTTATAATTTATTATTAAAAACAAAAAGCCCAGCATTTCCGCCAGGCTTTTTGAAACTATCTAATAACTATTTCTAGTTAGTTACTATTATGCGTTACCACCAGCTCCGTTGTACCAGTAAACAGCTTGTGTAAAACGAAGTTGTTGTAGGCTGGATACGCTACCAGATGGGCTGTTTAGAGCTGACACTAGTGAGCTTGGTGTAGTTACGAGTGAACCGTTATTTTCGAATGATGCTAGACGTGCGACAACTGATGCACCAGCTAGAGCATTTGCACTGCCAACTGGAGTTAGAAGACCAGTTGCTGTGTATGTTAGAGCTGCACCAACTGATAGGGTGAAGTTAGTTGGAACTAGACCGGTTGCAGCTGTATCAACTGCATCAAGAGTTGTTCCGTAGAGACCTGGTTTGTCCCATACTGTTACTTTGCCTGAAGCAGTTGCGGTGTGTGGACCGAGAACTGCGCCAGTGTAAGAATATGGACCATTTACTTGTTGACCAAGTAGACCACCAACTACTGCGCCGAATAGTGTGCCGTAACCAGTAATACCATCATCCGATAGGAAGAGTGGTTTGCTGGTTGCAGTTAGAAGAGCGCGTGAAACGCCTGGAACTGCTTTACCCATTGATGTAATGACATAACCGTCAGCATCAACGTCAACTGCGCCAGCAGCTGGGAATGCCATGCCTGCCCAAGTGCAGACTTCGCCGCCCTTGAAGTTTAGTGTTTCGCCAAAATAACCGTCAAATTGCCCCAAGGGGTTTGCCCCAGGATTGTGTAATATAAGAGCCATTTTATTTTCCTTGTTAATCTGCTATTCGTTATACGATATAGCGTGTCTTTCATCTTGATCTTACAAAAGTTCTTATTTCAATACTATATTATTACTATAAATCTAAATTATTTTATCCACTGTTTAATATTTTCTGCCATCTGTTCTTCTTTACCTGCTGGAGCGCCAATTTCTTGAACCATTTTCTTTAATTGTTTTGCGCGTTCATCATCTTCCGATTCAGGATTAGTAGCCTGTGGAGCTGGACTTTGTTGAGCTTGCGCAACTGCTGGAGCTGCCGCTTGTCTGACGTGCCCAACAACTTCATCAAACTGCTTTATAGTTGTTTCTAATGATTGAATTGATTTTTGAACATCCTCAATATCTGTTCCAATTATTGAATAAATTGGGTCGACAATTTTATTATGTTGATCATATTCATTATATAAACTTTGTTTTACGTTCTGATTAAATTTTTCAATATATTCTTCTGTTTCATCTGTTAGTTTGATTAAGTCATCTGTTATTTTATGAGACTCTTCGGTATCTTTATTATTGTCTTTACCAATACCAGCGATCATTCCACTATATTTATCAGCAGCTACTGATAGATATTTCAATATGCCCTGAAAACTAACTAAAAATGTTCGTTCTTGTTTTGCTGTTGGTATTTTGCTTATTAGATCATTTAATTGTTCTACTGTATCTTTGGCGTTAGCTGATATGCTAACTACATGAGGAGCTGTTTTTTCTACGGATGCTACTAATCCAGCAATTCCTCCGCCAGCCCAGGCACCAATCTTTGCGCCAACTAACGGACTACCATAAAACGCACCAATAATTCCACCAACAACTCCACCTACTGTTGCCCCTGTTACGGCGCCTTCGCCAACACCGAACCAGTCTTTGGCTTTATTTTTTACTTCATCCCAAAAATCAGCATTTTTTTTTAATGCTAGTTTTTCTATGCACGCGTCTGCAAGCACGCGTATATCTTCATTACCACAATTATCCATATCATTTGCAACACGAACTAATTGTAGTAGCAATTCTTTTTCAGCATATCGATGCATTGATTGAATACTATCATTTTGTTTCATAACAATATTACACATTATATTGTTTTGTTCATTGTTATTTTCTACAAGAGCATTTAGTCTATCATATGCTGGAGCAATTACAACTGGAGTTTTATGCGCGGCTTCCATTATATTATTTTCATATTCAATGGAATTATCTGGTTTAACACCATACAATGCTTCAATTACTTCAATAGTATCTGAACCCATTCGTGGAGCGGGACTTTTTTTGTATCGCTTCATTTTTGCAGATTCTTTTGGCTTATCCGATGGGGTTTTTACCTCATCCTCTGAAAGAGAGACTAATCCCTGCTCTTCTGCAATTTTGGCATAACTATCAAAAATATCACTATGTCGCATATTTATTCCTATAATATATTGCTAATTATGCAGTTATAGCCCTGCTGTCTGTTCCTATACTTGAGTTTTCTTTAACGCCGGCTGCTCGTAGAAAAGATCCAACTATCATAGAAACTATATCTATTTTTCTTTGATATGGTCTAGGCACTGATATAAACCCTAATCCGTTTGCAAGTTTATTTCTTTCTTCAAACTTATCTAACATTGACTGAAAAGCAGGAGAAGTTGTTAATAAATTTTCATATTTTTTCAATTGAGGGTACGCAGAAAATATCCAATTTTTTAATATGTTTTCAATATCTTCTATATTACCGTGTTCAATCCATATTGATGACATATTGTTTCTATGCATAGAAAATAAATCTGACGGTGCATCTGGCGATATCTGAATTAGCTTACCTGTATTCTGTGATGTTTCTTCTTTTTCAGAACCCTTACCAGAAACCAATTTACCGATTTCTGAAAGACCTATCATACCTATAACTGTTATTATTAACCACCCAACTATCCTAATTAAAACTCCTGCTATTTTACTTGTTATACTGGCAGTTTTAACTAAGTTTGAGTTGTATTCAATACTAAAAGATTTTAGCAAACCTTGACCTAACATCTCTTTTATTTTAGATTGATCTACGGTTCCAGTAAAATTAGCATTAACTGCATTTGCTGCAATATCATTGGCTTTTGTAGCGGTTGTATTAGGGTCTGCTTTTTTACCAGATGACAATATATCTTTTACAAAATCCACAACATCTGTTCCAACTGTATGCCAAAATCCTTGCCAATTAAATCCAAACGCTTTAGCAAGAGCATATAGTATTTTTAATTTGGTGCCACCAAGACTAAATATAAGACCATCAGTAAAAAGAGACATGACACCAGATATAGTAGGTTTATCTTTATTAAAAATTGATGATACATATGATTTCAAACTGCTAACTGGTGATGAAGCAGAACTATCTTGAGCAATGGCAATTTTACCATCTTCTTTTGTTAAAGACTCTATCAAAATAGTATCGGCTATATATTGCAGTTGGGGGCGCATTTATTTCCTAACGGCATTGTTTCGTAAAATATCTTCTATTCGTGATATCCAGTGTTGAGCCCAAGTAATCATTTCTTGTGCCCTTGATGCTTGATTGGTTAAATTTCCCGCACCATTAGAAAGTTGTACATATGTTTTACTTGCTAGTAATGTATTTAATAAATTATGAGTTACCTGTAATAATGGTATTAAATTATTCAACATTGCTAATGCTTTAGTATAATCTTTATCAGCATATGTATTTACGAAAGAATCTATATTTGTATTTATACTGAGCTGGAACCCACCTTGTTTTGCTTCTGGCGTTGCGACTATATACCATTTAGAGATAGAACTTAGTACCTGTTCTACTTGTGAGTTCATAATTCCCCATTTACTTTGATCAATTGCCGTTTGAAACGTAAAACCTATTTGACGAGCAAAATTATTCATTCGTTTAATATCTACATCATTAGTATCAACATCGAATGGTAATTCGAAACTATCAGAACCAGTATTTTGTTTCAGTACTTGTTGTGTTTCATATACGGCTTTTTGTACTGCTGAACCCTGACCTTGTTGAGATTGACCTTGTTCAGATTGATCTTGTTGAGCTGTTGGTTGACCTTGTTGTGTTGGTTGATTTTGTTTTGTTTCGCCTGTTGATTTAGCATCTTCTTCTGTTGCTAATCCTGCTTGTAAATCTTTATTTGCATCAGATATTAATCCATTAACATGTTGCATAAATAAATTATTATTACTATCTTTTGCTTGATTTTGTAAATCTTTTAGGAACTCTACTAATCCATCCTTCCACACGTATGCATTATTAAATTCTGTATATTGAACCGACTTATCTAATTGAAACTTATCATGTAATACAATTGGGTGGTTATTATACTTAACCTTATTATTGAGCATCCACATTGTTAGTTCATTAAGGTTTTGTGCGTTTCTTGAGAATAACTGAGCGCCTTCTGGAACTTCTATTGGTGAATAGCTTGTTTTGATGTTATTTAACAATTTTAATGCAACATCTTGCATTTGAGCAGGCGTAAAAGCTTGTTGCGGTGCTTGTTGCGCAATCTTTGGCTCTAATAATTTAGAGAACTCTTTTAGTATCTGTTCATCATATAAAAAAGTCATATTAGTATCCGGGCTCATTTGTTGCTGGGGTTTTAGTGTTAACCGCTTTTATTTTATTTTCTATTGTTTCAATTATCTTATTCATAGACTCTTTATCTGTTGGTTTTTTATGATCAACCATAATACCAGAGCTATCAACAAACTCTTTAAAATCTTGTGCTGTTGCAAGATTTCCTAATACTAGTGGAACTGTTCCTTGTTCGGGATGCATTGGATCTTTTGGAACCTGTATATTTAGAACTGGAACTTGTGATTGAGCAACGTTATATCCAACTAATGCTCTTGAATTAATTGGTTTCTTATTGAATGATGTCTCAAAAGCTTTTTGTTGATTTATATATGGAGCAAGTTGACTATTTTCACCAGTAGTTCCATTTACAAAACTTCCAAGTAGCATTTTTACTTTAGCTATATTTTTTGTTATAGTTGTAGCAGATTCATCTGGATTTTGATTTTGTTTAGGATCTTCTGGTATACTAGATTTTAATTCTTCTAAATCTTTATTTGTATAAACGTCTTGTTTTACATGTAGGTTAGCTAACATTTCTAACATCGCTTTTGTTATAGCATATAGATTTTTTAATGCATTATTTGTATACGGTCCCCAAGCACCATCTGGCTTATTAAGCCCTTTGCCGAATGTCTTTAGTGATTCTAATAGTTTTATTAAATCTGCTGATTTACCTGCTTGAGCACCTTGCACTGACATATCTGCCGTGCCAACCATATCTGATTTATTTACATGTCGGTTCATCATAGTTGTCAAAAATGAATCGCTACCATGTTCGTAGTTTTCTCCGTACTCCGCGCCGCGTTGACCTTTGTCTTGTTCACGATAGTCTGGCTTTTTATTAAACATTGGGTAATTCTTGAATGCACCATAGAGACTTTGAAGAGCAGTTTGCATTTCTTGAATTGACTGTGAACGAGGATATTGTGAAGTAGATTGTGTAGCGGGGGCAGGAGTAGCTGCTGGTGCTGCTTGTCCTTGTTGAGTTGGTCCAACAAAATCTGCTGGTACTTCTGACGGCTTAGTTCCTTCAAAATAATCTGGAATATTTTGAGGAGTATTTTGTGCTATTTTATTAATTTTATTTTTCATAATTAACCGAGTTTTGATTTGAAAGCATCTAATCTTTGTTTAACTTGACCCAATAAATCTGTATATTCTTTTGCAACAGGTTCTTTATTTTGAATAGATGAATATTGAGCCATCTTATCACCAACAGCTTGATTCATCTGATCTAACCAAGCTAATTGCGCAGCTTTATTAGTAGACTTACCATTATTAACTTGGCTTTCTAACTGAGTTATTAACGCCATCATTGATTGAAAATTTTCTGTTATGCTATCAGCTTGTGGATTTTGTTTTACTGATACATTATCTTTTGGCTCATCCTTATATTGTTCATCAACTAATTTAGATATAGCTGATTTTAATTTTGAAGTTGCACCATTTAAAATTCCAGATATTTTATCCCATAATTCATCAGTGCTAACTCCTTTATTTATTAAATCTGGTAAATAATTATGAAGTAAATTTGGATGTAGCCATTGTGATATGGCAGATACTCCGGATACGGCTTTATTGATTTCATCAGCTGACATATCTTTAATAGGCGTATTGACTAAGTTAGATATTAAAGACATTCTATCTCTTATATCAGATAATCTTATAGAACTTATTCCTCCTGATTTAACAATCATATTATATATTTTTTGTATATCTTCATTGGCAGAATTTATTAACTCTCGAATATTCATTGTATCTATTGTTTTTGGCATAGTGATGGATTGACCAAGTGCAATTTTACATTGCTCAACATATGATGCTAATTTTCCAGTTGGTTGTTTATTAACAATATCAACAATTTTTTTATGTTTAGATACAATAGTTTCAACATCACCATTATTATCTGATACATCTGAAACTATTTTATTATCACCATCTGGATGTGCTTGATCAACTAAATCTTCACCAGTTTCTTTGTGTGCTTGATATAAGTGAACACCAGCAGTTTTGTAATTAACAAACTTATTTTCTACTGACTCCGCGTATTTATTATGACCTTCAGCACGAAGTTTATTGCATAATTTTAATATTGTAGCTGTAAGCGAAGTATCTTCAGCTTGTACAAAAATAGGTTTTGATTGCTCTACTTCTTTGGATTGAAGATTGGCAATAGTTTCTAAATGTTTTATATCTTTTAATGTATATACCATATATCTGCTCCGATGGTGTAGGCTAATAATATGAGAAAATAATGGTAGATATCAATTATTTATTATAGCCATAAGAACTGAAGAGTTGATGACATTGGGGTAGGAGGAGCTGTAACTATAGCCATAGCTGGATAATTAGGAGCTGGTTGTCTGGTTGTTAGCAGCCCCAACTCACTAACGAATAAATTAGCGTTAACTTCATATATCTGATTTACCTCAAACATATTTGTTTCACCAATCAAACGACCGAACCAAACCGTTATACGCTGTGATGCGAACGTGCTATCGTCTCCAATTATATTTGGAATCTGATATGCATATCTAACATTTGTTTTAATTGCATTAGGTTCGCCTGTTCCTAATAAATCATAATTCAATAATGTACCAGCTGGGAATACTATTACGCCGTTTCTTGGAATCAATTGAACCTCAACCGGAATAGATATAAAACTATTTGGAACAACATTTGGATTATTGAGTTCCCATTTTATGTCAACTGGCGTAACGATTGTATTATTAGGCCCGGCTACACCGGTCGTTGGAATAACTATGGATTCGTCCCAAGCATTACTGGTAAATGCTTTTGTTTTCTGGTCATCTATGATACCAATGGGGGCGCTACCATTACTAACTGTTGCCATTACCTGATTACCAATAACTGTTAGTTGAGCTATCATTCCAGCTTCAAACTCTGCACTCGGATCAACCTGCCAACTATAAGGAAGTTGATTGCTTTCTTGAACTAATCTAAACATATTTCTGTTCCTTTCAATAACTATATATCACCAAAAATAAAACTCTAAATAGCAAAAAGCGAGGAAACCATAAAATTTCCTCGCTCTCCATATCTTTACTCCCTTAATTTTTATACTTCATCTTCAAAATCATTATTAAATTGCTTGAACATTTCTGCATAATTCACATCATCATCGCTATGATTTCTATCTATTGAAGTATCACTAAAATCGAATGGTTCGCTTTCTTCTATATCTATATGACAATTATCATCTCTATTTATATGAGATCCAGCATCTTCTTCTGTATCGAAGTGATCGTTTTTATCATCTTTATCTGCCCAGTGTCGATACCACTCATCTTCTTTTGTATTAGACTGATTACGATGTTGTGGGCATGTAGACCATTCTTCGCACTCATCACGAGAGTGCCCGTCCCAATAATGATTTTTATTCTCAGATTTATTATGATGCTTTACATCATTCTCGTCATCTTTCATACATATTGAACATACGCAATCATCACCATGACGAACATCATTTACATCCATACACATACTGCACATACAACCATCTGTATGGTCATTTCCATTATTTTGATCATCAGCATTGAAAACCCAACCTTTGTGTTTTAGGTTATCAACCATTTTTTCACCGGTTAATCCTTTTGTTGCCGAATCAGTTTTCTTTGATTTTGATGGCTTCTTTTTGGATTTACTTGGTTTAGATTTTTTCTTTGATTTTTTACCTGCTATTATTTCTAGTAATGTAGTTAGTGCTTCAGCTTCTTTGTTCATTCCAAGTTTATCAAACGTTTCTGCTGCATCACTGATATGATCAATTGCAGTCGCAAACTTATTTAAATCTTCTGCACGTTTCTCGATGGTATTACCAACGAGATGACTTGCCATTGATTCAGCTAACTCTGATGATATATCTTTTTTATTGAACATGTGTTCCGATTATTTAGAGGATTTCTTTGAATCTTTTTTATCTTCTTTTTTGGAATCTTTCTTTCCTTTACCTTGCATTTCACGCATTTTCTTCATGCGATCTTTCATATCCATTTTTTTATCAGATTTGGCTTTATCAGATTTCTTATCTGATTTCTTGTCTGATTTTTTATCAGACTTTGTTTTAGCCTTTGCTTTTGCTTCGACCATTAGTTTGTCAGCTATAAGCGCGCTGTACGAAGCTAATTTGTCAAAACCAAGAGTATCAAGATCTTCTGATGCTTGTAATAGCATAGCAACTACATCATCTTCTGATACAACTTCGTCAACTTCTGCTGAAGCGTTCTTTGTTAGAGCATTTTCAAGCTCAACTTCAACTTCAGTTGTTTTATCGTCTTCGGATACTTTTTTGAATGCCAGTTTTTCTAGTACTGAGGCGGATGAGAATAACTGCTTATTCTCATCACTATTTAATACTTTATCCATATCGGCAGCAATACTATTAGATAGATCTACGTTTTTCATTTGTTTATCCTTTTTACCGTTTAGTATTTTCTGCCTGAGAATGCGTTTTCTAGTTCATCTTGAAGACCTGACTCTGTTGATTGTTCAGAGAACATTTCTTCTGATTTGAGACCAACTACTGGCATGGCTTGTTTTTTCAATGATTTTGGTGCATGTTTTGCAATAACTCGTTTCATGCTTTCAAAACCCTCATCGTTCCATGTCATGATTTGATCAACTTGACCTGCGATAGCGGTTCGTTCATCTTCACATAGACCACGACGAACCATTTCGTTTGCTAGTTCATATGCACGACCTAGCTTGACTTTGTGAGCAGCAATTTCTTCTTGTGCTTTTGCTTTCATTGTTTCGGTTGTTAGAAGCTTAGCAAACTCTGAACCTTCTTTGCCAGCTTGACCCCAGTATTGTTTCCAGTATTTAACAACCTCTGAATCTAGACCTTGTGCAATTAGTGAATCAAGTTCTGCAACTTTAACTTTGCCTTCAGAGATTAGTTGATTTAGACGTTCAGCTTCTTTGCGAACTTTTGGTTCTGCGCGTGCTACTTCTAGATCTGCTTTTTGTTGTTCTGGCTTTGTTTCAACTAGACCAAGACTATCTGAAGGTTTGACATCAAGTTGTGTCTGACCATCGGTTAGTTTGTTGGCTTCATCTAGCATATCACTATGCTTCATAGATTCGACGGATTGAATCTCACCATCATCTTCTTTACCAGTTGCATCAGCAGCTAATTTTGCTCGGTAAGCTGTACGACCTTCTTTTGTTGTTAAATCGAATGCCATCTTTGTCTCCACTGCTTTTGCTCCATTTGGAACTGGCGCTCCAGCTGGAAGGTCAACCATTGTATCATTTTGATCGTCTGCGTCCATATCGAAGACTGGCTTATCTGCATCTTCATGCTCTTCACCATCATCACCATCTGTTGGAAGATCTAGATCTTCTAAACCAAGTTCGCCGTCATCATGCTCTGGATGATCCATGTGGTCATTTTTATCACCACGACCTGGAATTTCCCAAGACTCATCACCTGGTTGTGTTTTATCAAGTTTATCAGCTTGTTCAAACGTATCACCCATGAATGCATTGGTATCATCTGCATCAGACTTATCTTCGTCTTCTTCCTCTTCTTCTTTTTCAGCCTTGTCTTCTTTTTCGGCTTTTTCTTTAGAAGCTTTTTCCTTAGAGGCTTTTTCTTCTTTGTCTTTCTTTGCCTTTTTACGAGCATCATTCATATCCTCGTCTTCTGCAAAAGAGAACATTGATGCTTGTTTTGCTTCTTCAGCTCGTTTATTAAGACCAGCGACACCTTTTACGTATGAAGAGAATGATTTTAGAAGTACTTCTGCATCATTGCATGCTTTCTTTGCATCTGCAAAAGCATCTTCTACAACTGTATTAGCGTAATCTTTATTTGCTTCTGATAGATTTTCAACAATGCTTGCGATTAGTTTTAGTTCATCGTGATGATCTTTTAGTTCTGCAAGAGATTTCTTTGCACCTGAAAGAAGACCAGAATTTAATTCACGACGTGATTTGTACATTGGAGCAAGAACTTGACTTGCTGCTTTTGGCATAGCCTCTAAACCTTGTTCCATATCACCCATTTGTGATTGCTCACCTGTTAGTGAACGAACTGCTTCAAGTAAATCAGAAGCGTAATCGCGAACTTTTTCAGCTAATTTCATAGCTGTATCTTTTGGATCACCTTTACCACCTTGATCTTCTGGTTTAGCATCATCACCTGCTGGAGCCGCATCTGCTGGAGCAGCTGGAGCACCCATATCTGGCATTGCTGGAGCTGCACCTGCACCACCGGCATCTGCTGCACCTGGAGCACCACCTGGTGCTGCTACTGCTTGACCTTTTTTGTAAATTGCATTTGCTTGTTCAAAACCAACTGTTCTGATTTTTTCTAGCATTTTTGTGCCGAATTCTTTTGTTGCAACCATATCAAAAAGAACATCACTGCGACCCCCAGTTATTTCATTAACTGATGCTGTGAAAACTAGTTTTTCACCGTCTTCGTTCTTTGCGAACACCTGCCATGCACTATTACCAAGATCATTTGTTCCATCTGTTTTAGCAGTGCGAACGAAACGAGCCTTTAGCGATGCACGTTGTAGAAGCTTTTTACGAGCAAGTTCGTCTTTTTGATCAGCTGATAGAGGTGATGGATGTAGACCTTCTACATCGCCAACTCCTGGGAATGGTTTTTGTCCAACCATTTGCTTATCTTCTTTTTCACGAAGTTCGTATTCAAGGTTATCAACGGGATATTTTTGTTTACCTGGTGTTGGTTCGTTAACGCCACCGCCACCATTCCAATAAGCCTCTTTTGTTTTCATAACATTCTCCTTAGCCTTTTGTAGGGCAGCGTTGCGTCGTTCTGCACGAGCTAACATTTTTTTGCGTTCGAGCTCATCTTTTTGATCAGCTGACTCTGGGGAAGGATGAAGTCCATCAATGGCGCCAACTTCTGGGAATGGAGATTCGCCTTGCATATGCTTATCTTCCATACGAAGTTTCTCATTCGCTGGATCAACAGGATATTTCTTTTGACCTGGGGTTGGTTCGTTAACGCCACCGGCACCTTGGTAATAAGCTTCTTTTTTATTCATTGCATCCTTTGACATAGTATCCTCTTTGTTAGTTAATGTATGTAGTGCAGTTTCCATATTGTTAAGTCTTCCTTCTACCGAAGACATTAAATTCTTTACCTGATCTAATAATGTATTATTATTAGATGCGAATCGTTCTGGTAAATTTAATCCAAAAGATTCTTGATTTGTTTCATCGCTTGGGCTAGATTCCGTTCCGCATGATTGATGATCTGTTGCTGTATTTGTATCTGGCGCTTGAGCATACATCTTCTCAAGTTCGGCAATTTCTAGCTTTAATTTGTGATGTTCTGCCATAAGTTTGTCTAATTTTGCTTTTAACGCTGGTTTGCTAACTTCTTCACCAATCATTTGGTTAATTTTATTAGCAGGATCAATTTCTTCATTGATCATTTGATTTATTTTTTTTCCGCTTTCGTCAAGAGCATTATTAATTTCTTGTGCATGAGCAAGAATAGTACGTATCTTTGCTTGCGGATCTGCTCCATTAACTACAATGGAAAGCTCAATCGGTTGTAAATCAACGTTAATTTCACCATAACAAGACTTCGAGCGCATATGTGAACAAAAATCGTGTTCAGTACGAGCAACGGTTCCACAATCAGTACATATAGCTTTACCTACTGCGGTACCCATTGATACACTTGTTTTATATCCAGTTGATACGCCGCGAGCTAATTCAGGATATGATATTTTATCTAATGCACATAACCCGATCACTCGTTTAAATGTACGATCGTAATATGTATCTAAAATTACTCCACG